CGAACAACGAAAAGAAAACTGAATACTATTACACTGTTCTTGAAATAGATGATTACCAATTAAAAAAAGAAATGGCATCTCAACAAGCAATAGATAGTGTTAATGCAGAAAGCAGTGATAAGTTTGAAGATGATGAACAAATCCCGTTCTAGCATAGACAGAAGAAGAATACCTAAACACCTTAGACATTTATCCGATAAGGTATTAAAAGCATTGTTCTATTTATTTAGAGGTAAGTTTTAATGTCTAAAGGTAGTAGGGATAGAACTAAAGATAGAGATAAGTTTAATGAAAACTTTGATAAGATTTTTGGTAGAAAAAAAATAGATATAACTAAACTAAAAAATGTATGGGAAGAAACATCTAAAAGGAATGACAAACAAAATGACAGAAAGAACAAGAGATAAAAGATACTTAGCTTATGTCAGAAGAAGCGGTTGTTTAGTCTGTGGCAAAAAAGAAGTTGATGCACACCATCTAAGACATTCACAGCCTAGAGGTTGGGGATTAAAGAGTGGCGACCAGTGGGCAGTGCCTTTGTGCAGAGAACATCACATGGATTGTCATAGAACTGGTAAAGAAGCTAGATGGTGGGCTATGCATGGTATAGATGCTATCGCATGGGCTGAAATGAATTACATGGTATATGGAGAATATACAAGTCAAGAGGACAATGAAGAAGATGATGATTGATATTTTAATTTTAGCGGTTGTGTTCGTAGGATTAACGACAATCGCTGTAGTGTGGTGGAATAAAATTAAATAATGATAGCTGATATTCTAACAGTGTTAATGTATTTAGGTGGTATATATATTGTGGCAACAATGATGTACTTAATTATTAAAGATGAAATAGACAAGAGGTAATATGTTTTATGAAGTTAGCGGAAAAGTGGATAGCTATTAAAGTATAAATCCAGTTTGCTTCTGTTTGGGATTGGCACATTAAAAAAAGCACACAGTCCTTTTTGATAAAAACAGGTTTAAAACTTTTATGTGTAAATCTTTCTGAGAAAGTGATAAAAAGTGAAAAGCATATGAACAACGCTTCATAACTCTTGAGAGCCTAGAGCAAGAGTATAAATCCGAGATAGGCAGTAGTTGGCAGTTCTGCTTAAAAAACTGCCACTTAATTTAAAGGAGATAGATAATGGATTATGAAAACCAAATGAAAAGAGCAACGATTAATTTTGAAGCTGTCAAACTTACCATGCGACAAGACAAGCACGGATTTATATTAACGCTATCAGTACACCCTGATGATGTTCCTGAAAGTTTATTTAGGGATTGGGTTGGCTCTAGGTATCAAGTTGCTATGGTTCAATTAGATGATAATGAAGAACCTATAGTGCCAAAAGAAAAGACAGAGGGCGAAAGAGCAGTAGCGAGAGCGGGTTTAATGTGTAAAGATACTGACTTTCAGGATTTTGTTGCACAGAGATGCGGATTTCAGCAAGGAGTTTCTACTGAATTTGGCGAAAAAGAGACATCTGTATATGTAAGAGACTTCATTGGAGTTGAAAGTAGAAAAGAATTAATGGATAACAAGGAAGCTAGAGAGAAGCTTCGTGAACTCATAGACCAATTCAGCGAAGAATGGTTGTAGAGGAGAAGCCTACTAACAAAGAAAGATGGTGGGCTTGGCATAAGAAAAATCCTAAAGTGTGGGTATTGTTTCAGAAGTTTACCTTTGAAGCTATCCGTTCAGGTAGAAAGCATTACTCTCACTGGGCTGTTATGCAACGCATTAGATGGGAAACAGATGTAAACACTAAGGGCGATTGCTTCAAAATATCCAACGACTTTATCTGCTACTATGCAAGATACTTTATTCACACCTATCCACAACACGGAGACTTCTTCAGAATTAGACCTTTAAAAGAAGAAAAATAAACCAGCAAAATTTCGCAGCGTCCTGCTGCAAAAAAAAATAAAAAAACAAAACCCCGTAAATACGGGGCTGTAAGCTATGCGATAAAAAAAATTCTTAATCCTTCGATGACTTTGTAGCTCAAACAAATATTAACGCTTTAATATTTATCTTACTACAGCTCTTTCTTTTATTTCTTCTAAATAAATTTTGCGTAATTCTGGATAACCTTTTAACAATTCATTTTTAACAGCTCTTATATTATCAAGTTGAGCTTTCTTTTCTGCTGAACTAAGAGTTGTACTGTTGACTATTTGTGCTTCTATGTTTCTAAATTCTTTAAGTTGGTCGGCTGTTTTTGTTAGGTCAATTTGTAAATCTTTTAATGTATCCATGTACTCAATTTTATATTCATCAGTCATACCTAACAAATAAGTTATATCGCCTTTATCTTCAATACCAGTTTCTATTTGTCTAAATGTTTTAATTAAATCGTCAACATCTTTTTTTAAACTATAGAATTGATTTTCAAAATTGCTTCCCTCTGCGGGTAAAAGAAAAGTTCCTACAACAGGAAGTTGGTCGAGTCCATATTTTACTCTCTCTGCATCTGTTAAACCCTCTCTAATTAAACTATCTGTTAGCATCATTATCCAAGAGCCTAGTGTTCCACTATAACTTCTAAATAAATTTTCTATATAAAGAGGACTCATGTTTAACTCATCTCCTATTTTTTTAGACAATGTATCTGTCGTTGGTCTGTATGCTAAGTCTCCTGTTCCCTCTAAGTAATCAGGAACTATTTGTCTCTTAGTAAAAAAATCATAATTAAAATAATTTTCTACAATAGGGTCAACAGCCGTTGGTAATGTTAAAGAAAGAGTATGTCCTATGTTTCTTCTTAAACTATCTGAAACATCTTGACCTGCTATATCGTCCATAAAGTAAGCTGTAAGTCTTTCGGGAACAGTCATGGTAAGTAGCCCTACTTCAAAAGGTTTAGGTATAGCTACTACTTGTCCAGTTAATTTTTTACTGCCCGGAATAATTAAATAGTTATCTTTAATTTGTTCAGGGGCTTCTTCATATTCTTCTGAATCTCTTGCTAATAAATAGTAATATACTGATAAAGAAGACATAGCAGCAACTCTCATTAACACAGACTTTAATCTTTTGCTTCTTGATAAACCTCTGCCTATACCATATCTTCCTGTTAGTCCTCTATAAAAAACATCTAGTCCTTGTAGTCTAGGATTTAAAAACATAGTTGACTGTGCGTATAATTGAAAGAACTCGTTATTGCCACGCCTTGTAAAGTTTAAAACTTCTAATGCTTGAAAGATTGCTTCAGCTTCGTTGCCTGTTCTTTTTAATGTATCTTTATATACAGCAACTCTAGTAGCAGCATCTGTTATAGCTGTGCCTTGTCCCATTATGTCCCATATAGTAGTTATTAAATCTATAGGAAACATTAATACTTTTTTTGCTGTTGGTCGTTCTTTTTTAAAAGCGTTTTTATATAAGTTATTTATAAGTTTTTCAGTAGTATCTATATCTCTTACGCCTTTATCGTATCCTGTTATAACTCCTGCATTTCTTAATTTAACAAACTCATCTGGAAGTCTGCCGGTAATCATTCCTTTGGCTATGCTAAAACTTTCTTTAATAGAGGAAAATACTGGAACATAATTAGCACCACTTAAAACAGAAGCTGAAGCAGAGTCTCTTACTATTTGTCTAAACCAAAAATCAGGAACTCTTGTTATTAAATCACTAACAGCTCTTTTACCAAGTCTAAGTATATTCATAAATAAACTTTGTGGTAAAAAGTTATCTGACTTATTCATCATTACAAAAGAATTAAATAGTAATGGGTCATCTACTTTGTAATTTACATTTTTTCCTTTAACTCTTATGGTAACAATGTCTGGTCCTTTAACATTACCTTTAACTTTTTTAGCTACGCCCATGTCAATCATGTTACGCATTACTCTATTAGCTGCTATATTTTTCATACCTACATTTATAGCTGCTCTTAAATTATTTGTAATGCCAGTAATAGGGTCAACAATATCTTTTTCTTCACTACCTTTTGCTCTTTGAAATGGAGTTATGGATAAACCTTGAAATATTTTTGGTCCTTTAAATCCTTCCATTCCTTCTAGCGGTCTATAAAAAGGAATGTAATCTGAATTTGCTAACCACTCTTTACCTGTTTTTTCATCTAATACACCTGTATCAACTAAGAATTGAACTGTATGTTCATTAGTTCTGTTATAACTATCTATCATAGTTTGTAATTCAGGATAATCTTTTAAAGCTTGTTTAGCTCTTTTTCTATCGGCTGCTGTTACTTTTACTTTTCTACCTTCTTTATTAAACCTTGTTTCTCTTTTAACTCTTTGTACTGCTTGAAAAGCCCAAAGTAAATTAGGATTTTTAAAAGCAGGTTTAAATACTTCAAAGTATGGAACTATTGGTTGATTATCTATAGGAGATATATCAGTTACATAAGTGTATCCTTTATTTTTATCATATACAGGAACACCTCTTAAAAATGATTGTTGAAATATATCTCCTGACCTGTCAGAAAAATATAAAGCTGCACCTGCTGACATACTAGCAAGTAAAGTTTTATCTCCATATTTATTTTTTCTACCTGCTTTGTAATCTGTTTCTGCTAATCTTGCATATTGGTCTATAAAAGCTTCTCTAGTTGCTAAAGGGTCAACAGATTTAAAACCCTCTAATATAAGCTGACCGGTTGTTTTGCTTTCAATCGTGTCATCTCTTACTGTTAAATTTTCTATTAACTCTTCAGCATTTTTATTTAAAGGATTATTATTTTTATTAAATGAATATTTTAATTTAATATTATTTGGTATATCAGAAATAATAGAATCTACATCTGTATTATTTTCAGATGTACTATTTTTAATTTCTTGTTGTGCTTTTACTGCTGAAGCTACAGCTTTTGGGTCAGCGTTAGTATTTATTACAGGTGTTACACCTGCTGCTATTGAGTTTTGTTTTTGCTCTTCAGCAATTCCGATAAGGGCGGATTCCTCTTGGGTGATTTTTTGTGCATTTCTTTGGCTATATTTTCTGCTTCTACCTCTATCTCTATCAACGATTCTATCGTCTTGAAATAGTTGGGCGGTATCTTCTTCGACAATGTGCTCTCCTAATTTAAAGTTATTATTAATGTAGGTAAATCCTACATCATCTGTAGTATCAGCGTTAAAATGTTCTTTTAATGCATTATAAGTGTCTCTTACTTTATTATCTATTGTCAATAAATAATCTATATTTACAAATCTTCCTGTTTCACCAAATCTAGTAACTGCTCTTACTAATGCTTGATTAATGTTTGCATCTGGATAAACAACATCTACTTTATATCCTTTACTTTGTAAATCTTCTATACTTAAAATTAAATCATTTAACTTTGTTTGGTCTGGTTGTTGACGAAAATCTGATTTGCCAGTAACTTTTGGAAGTATTACATTAAAACCTTGGTCTATAAGTTCTTGTGCAATTCTACTAGAAACTATTTTAGAAAATTTATGTGTAGCATTAGCACCTATACCATTATTAAATTCAGGCATTATTTTTTTAGCATCATCAGAATCAATTATTGCATAGCCTTCTCTTGCAGCTATGTCTTCAGCAAATGTTGATTTACCTGTAGCCGGTGGTCCAATTACTATAACTGCTTTTCTATTTTGTTTTACATTTTCTCCACCACCTGCATATTTTCCAGCTGTATTAATTAACTCTGGTCGCATATCATCTATTCTTTGATTTATTTGTGCTAGAGTTAAATTGTCATAAACATCAAGAATATTTAAAGCTTCTATTTGTGTAGCTATCATAGCTGGGTGTGTAACTAAAGCATATAAATCTTCATAAGCTATATTTTGTTTTTGATATTGTGGAGACTTAGCTAATTTAATTAAATTTTTTCTTTCTTCTATAACTTGTTCTGGTGTTAAAGTTGTTACTAAATTTTCAGGTATGCCAAATACACCAGATGTTAAAGTTTCAAACTCTTTTGCTATTCTCATTCTTTCTCTTTTAATTTTACTGTATTCTGAAAGATGAGCTGTTAAAACTTGTCTGCCTGTAGTATTGCCAAAGTCATCTATTAACAATTCTCTAGGAACTAAAAACTCTTGTTCTCCTTTATAATTGTATCTATCTCCAAACATACCACCTAACATTGATTCACCAGCATATAAAGCTTCCATATTAGCTACAATAGAATCTTTGGGTAAAATAAATCTTTTAACATCATATCCATACTTAGCCACATCTCTTGGATTTGCTGTAAGATTTTCTATATCTTGTGCAAACTGTTGTAAACTTATACCTTGTTCATTTAATCGTTCTGAAAAATAAAAAGCTTCTACATTTTCCTGTCTTCTTTCTTGGTTTTTTCCAAACATTTCTGCTATATATTTATTGGTAGTTACAGGTATTAAATTAAAACTATCATCTATACGGCTACCTCTATATACCATTACTTCATCAGGAAATAATGCTATAGATTCTTTAGTTACTCTATTTATGCCATCAAAAATTTGTTGTGCTTGATTTACAGTTAAGTCTTTTGGATATTCAAAAGGATAATAACCTGTTTGTGTTTTAGAATCTTTTACTCTATTTTGTACAAAAGCAGTAGGACCCATATCTAATAATGGTGCTATATATTCTGAACCTTCTCCTTTGGCATCTCTTAAAAAATCTTTTATAGGTGGCGGTATTGATGGAATACTTCCATATAACTGTCTAAAATGTCCTTCTAATGTAGGTGCACCCGACTCTTGTTCTAACCTTTCTTTAGTGTTATCAGTTAATCTAGCATTTGTTTCTCTTAAAGAAAATTTAACACTTGGTTCATCAGCTACAATTACATCTTTTTGTTCGGGTAAATTAAATAATGTGGTTGTATTTTTAATTCTATTTGATACACCTCTATTTCTATCTGCTATTTTTCCTTGTAATGTTTTATCAACAATATTTTCTACTGTAAGAAATCCATTATTAACTAAAGCATTACCTACAGCTTTTCCAAAGTTAGATACTTTTTGTAAAGTTGTTCTTGGTCTGCCAGTAATTTTTGCATTGGTTGTTATATAGTCTTCAAATACTAAAGCCATACCTTCTTCTAATATATCTACAGGACTTTCATATCCTTCTACACCTGTATATTGTTCAGTTGCAAATTTAAGATATGTTTTATCAGAATATTTTTCTTGTGTATTAAATTTTCTTTGTAATGCTTTTTCTAGCTTAGAACTTATTTTTTTATTAGTTGCATAATTTGTAAGTGCATCTATTTCTTGTTGTGTAAATAACCCTGCTTGAATTAATGCATGAAAGTTTTCATGTCCTTGTAACCTAGCATATGTAGCTAAAAATTCTTTTGGATTATATTGGTCTGATTTTTTGTCTAGTAAGTTTAAATCTGCTTTATCTACTGTATAAAGTATTTCATTAAATATAGGATTATAACTACCACCTGCTCTGTCAATAATATTAGGGTCTGTTAATTCATCTAAAAAAGTTGCTACTTTTGAACGAACATTTGGATTTATTGTTGTGTCATTAACAAGTGTTTGTTTAACATTTTCAATATCTTTATTTATTTCAATATCTGAAGTTAATCTACGAGTACCATCTATGTTATAGATTTGATTTTCTGTTCCAACAAACTCAAACTTATTACCTTTTTTATTAACATAACCAGCAGTAACAAAGTACTCCATTATTCTTTTTGCAGATACTTTATTTAAACCTGTTGCTTCTTGTATTATTTTTAATGTAGCTTTACCTTGCTTTTCTATTTCTGCTTTTGCTTTGTTATAATCATCAACATTAAAACTTCTAGGAGTAAAATCTGGTAAATTTATTTTGTCTGGAGAAGCTGGTAAGTTTTCTAATAAAGTAAACAATACTCTTTTTTGAGCTATGCTCATTTTATTTACATCTTGTTCCCCAGTAAATTGAAGTGCAAATCTTTTAAAACTATCTGAATTAATATTACTTTCAACATTTTTATTATTTAATAAAGTATTAAACGCTGTACTTGATATAGACTTTTTAGGTTTAGCATTTAATGTGTCTGCTTTTATTCGCATGACTGCATCAAATTCTTTTTTAGATAAGTTTGCTTTTAAAACTTCAGGAGATATATAGTAATTATTTTGTGCTATATCTTTTAAAAGAGCTATAGTTTCTGGAGAAACTCCTGCATCTTCTATGTTTCCAAAAGTTATTCCATCAAGCACAGTATTTAAACTGTTATTTGCATAAGATTCTACAAATGGATTAGTAATGTCTAAATTTTGCATTACCGCATCTTGTTCAAATGTTTGTCTATTTACATATGTATTTATATCAAAGTTTAATTCTTGTGAAACCTTTGCTGCTCTTTCAACATTATCATAAGTACGAAGAACTCTAAAATTATTAGGTTGACTTGTATCTCCGGTTATAACATCAAAAGTTCCATTTTGATTTGGAACAACTGCAGTTTCATTTCTTGTTCCAGTTTCATTATATGCTAAATTTTCTAGTGGATTTTCTTCAATAATTTTTTGAGCTTCAAGAATTTCATCTGTTATTCCAACTTCCTTTAAAGTTAAATCAAGTATTTCATTTGTAGATTTGTCTGGATTATTGTTTTGTATTGTTTCATAAGTTTCTTCAAACTTTATATCAAAATTTCTTTTTTGTTCTTCAGTTAAATTTGCATAATTTGTTTTAAAATTATTAAATCTTTCTTGTTGTTTTTGTGCAGCTTCTCTTTGTATGTTTTTGTAATCTGCAAATCGTGTACCTGCTTGGGCTAATGTTGTTTCTACAGGAGCAAAAGCTAATTCTCCTATACCTTCCATAAATACTTCACCAACTCGTATTGTTTCCCCTTCTTCTAAAGTAGCTAATTGAGCAAAGTATTCTCCTGATGCACCTAATGTTGCTTGTAATGGTGGTTGAACTACTATTGAATTAAATAATGCTCTATTAGAAGCAGAGCCTAATCTAACGGGTGCTATTATCTTAGAACCAAAACCAAAAGATAATGTATCAAAAGCACCTATAAATGTTGCTCTTGTTCTTGCATATTTTTTAGCAGCTGCTACTTTTTCTGGGTCTTGTAAAAATTTTACAACCTCATCATCGTTGTATATATCAACACCTTGTTTTTGCATATAATCTGTAAAAGAATAAACTGCATCAACTGAACCAGAAGCAGTACCTGTTGCTAATGCACCTGCATATGGATTACGAGTTAATAAAGTTGTACCAATACCAGCAGTTAAACTTACAGTCATTGGTGCTGAACTTGAAGCTAATACTTGTCCCATTAAACTTAATGGGTCAGATAAAAATATCTCCATAGATTCATCAAAAGATGAAGCACGAGCTAAATCTTCAAAACTTTTAGAATATTTTATACCTGATTGAAACTCTATAGACCTATCTCTTATTTCTGTTTCTATTTCTAAAGCTTTGTCTAATCCTATATTTTGATATATATTATCTTGGTAAGCTTCTATGTCTTCATATGGTAGAACATCTCCTGTATCTACTCCTATTTTATATAGTTCTTCAGCTTTTAATCTTTCTTCTTCTGACTCAAATTTTTTTCCTTTAAATATAGAATCTATTTCAAGTAATCTATTTTTATCTTCTGTAGTTAAAATATCTTTAGATAAAATTTCTAATCTTTCATTTTCTAGTTCTGCTTTTCTTTGTAGTAAATTGAATCTTTTATATGTAGCATCTTGCTCTTTAAATAACTTTGAAAAAGAACCTCTTGTTTGTAATCTAATACTACTTCTATCTAAATCTTCTTCGGTATAACCTCTTTTTGCTTTCGCATATTGTCGTGCTATATCAAAACCTTGTAAAAAATTTCCTGCAGCTTCCGGTACAGATTGAAAACGAAAAGGACTAAATGTATCTGAAGTTTCAGATTCAAGTTGAGGTTCGGGTTGAGGTTCAGGTTGGATTATTGAAGGGAAATCTTCTTGGGGTTGGGATATTCTATAGTTAGCTAAAAACTTTTCTTTTTCTTCTAAATAGTTTTCGTCAGTTACACTATCAGGTAACTGGTGTATTATTCCATCAGGTGTTTCAACAAACTTAGGCATTGATGGTTTTTACCACATCATTAAAACTTTGAGCAGATTTACCAACAACACCACCAGAATATTTTGGTTGTATAGAAATACCTAATCTTTTAGCTACATCTGCTTCTATTCTTAATTTAACTCTTTCTCTTGCATCTTCTATTGATATACCATCTTCTTTAGCCATGTCAAATATTTCTAGTATTGTAGATGCACTGCTTAATTCTTCTGAAACAGTAGTATTAAATTCTTCTAATATTTTAGTTTCTTGTCTAATATCAGCTGCATATCCTGATGTCTGGAATTGATTAGCAAATTCTAATAATTTTTGTCTATTTACAACTTTGTCTCCAGATTCGTTTATATCATAAATTGGTAATGTTTGTGATTCTTTATCTGAATTTTTTAAATATTCAGCTATTAATTCTATATTAGCTTTTTTCAGATTAGGGTCCATAGATTTATAATAATCAGCTAAAGCTTGTTTAGATTGTTTTTCACTTTTTAATTTAGATAAGTCTATTAATTTTTTATCTCTTACAGCTTCAATACCAGCCATAGCTTTTGCTTCTTCTAGTTTAGATTTTTTCAAATCATCTTCTTTTTTAGATATAGCTCTATTACTTGCATCTATACTATCTATAGTTTTTTCTAGTCCTTTACTTAAATCTTTAAAAGTTGCTGCTGTTCCTAGTGTAAGACCTGCTTTCATAAGGTTTAAACCTTCTCCAAATTTTCTTTCTTGTTCTATTTTTTCAGGTTGTTCTTTTTGTAAAGTTGCATAATAATCCATTATTGTTTTTTCATAACCTGTTATTCTTTCATCTTCTGGTGTATCTGGGTCGTCATATAAACCAGCAAATTTTAATTCATCTGTAGTCAAACCAAATAAATCAGGCACTTCTGTACCGGGAGCCATACCTACAACTCCGCCACCATACATAGGCATAACATCAGGACTAGCGGACATAGCTGGTGGTATGGGTGCTCCTTGTGGTTGAGCTGGTAGTAATCCTGCTATGCCGCTGTCCTGCACAGGGGGTTGTGGTTGAGTTATACCCATCAACATTTCTTCACGCATTGATGGGAGTGGTGGGGTTTTTTCATTAGCTGCCATACGACCTTCATAATCTTTACGCATATCTTCTCTTCTTTGTATTTCAGACATAACTAAATACTGCGGGAACATACCACTAGGGTTGGTCATTTCTTTTTGTAAGCTATTATCTGGTAAGCTTTTTAAATTATCTTCTAGTTGTATTATATTCATCTATTAACCCTTTAATATTTATTAACCCATTCCACCTTGTAAAGCTCTGTATAAACCTAGTCCACCTAAACCAAGACCTAACAGCTGTTGTGTACCTGTTGGTGTTGGTGCATATTGTGAAACTTGGGTTCCCGGTGTTACAGGTAAACCTTGTAGTATTTGTCCATAAAAACCTAACTGTTGTCTTGGATAAGCTATTTGATTTAAGAAATCTTTGTAAGCCATATCTAATCCAGCTTGTTCAAAATTTCTACCTATTTCTTGTGCTTGTTGTGCTTGTTTTAATCTATCAAAAGCTAATTGTTGTTGCATAGGACCTTGTCTACCTAAAAATTCTGCAGATGCTAATTGTTGTCTTGCAGCATTTAATTGATTAGCTCTATCTCTTTCAAACTGTTGTTGTGCTTGTGAAAAAGCATCTCTTTGTCCTCTAGCTTCTATATCGCCTAATCGTTGTCCTAAGTTTCTTTCTCGTTCTGCTTGTAGTATAGCTTCACGATAACCACCTAAACCACCTGATTGTGCTGCTCTTGATTCTATTTGTTCTCCTGATATGTCAGATGCTCTTTGTGCTTCTCGTTTTTCTACATCTGTAACTAATCTTTGAAAAGGATTCATATACATACTAGCTATTCCAGTATCAAATCTTTGTGGATTAACCACACTTGTTCTAGCTAATTGTGATGCTTCTGCCATTTCTCTTGGAGCACCTGCTAATCCTAAAGCAGTTTGTCTTGCTGCTACTTGTTCAGCTAATGGACTTCTTTCCGCTAATCTTTGACCAGTATAAGTTCTATACGGATTTAAAGACTCATACTCAGTTCTACCTAATAATCTAGTAAAGTATGGCTGTGCATATTCTGGTAGATTAGTAGTTGTTTGTGTTACTTCTGTTTGTTGTGGAGCACTGCTTCCTTTACTTCTTCCTTTACCCATTGTTAAACCTCTTTTCAAAAATTGTATAAGATTTTTCCCAACCAGATTTGCCTAGCCATTTCCACATACCAAATCTAGCTGTACACTCTATACCATCACATTTATTATCTTTAGCCCAAGCTTCTACTGTTGTTAAATAATTCCATGCCCAGTCAGGTAAATTTTCTCCACCTAAATATTGCACTGCAACTTTTTTACTATTTGGATAGTAAACAAATTCAGTAGTGGCTGCACCAATTATTTCATTATTTTCTTCTGTAAAAATTACCCAAAGTTCTTGTTCTGCTTTTTTAATAGCATTTTTTAAATAGTCTATAGTCCATCTACCCTTAGACCTTTTAACTGCTTTTTGTAAATATTTTTCTACATCATTCCAAATAGTTCCCATGTAATGATGAGGAACTAAAGTAACAATATAATTATTATTTACTTTGTAAGTGTTGTTATTGTTTTCTTTTATTTTAACTACATTACTCATTTAGGTAATACCTTTCCTTTGTTTAATTCTTTTGGTTGTTTAGTTGTATTAGTTCTTTCTTGTCTAACTCTATCTAATAGACCATCAAGTTCTTTTGCACCTGCATCAGAAGAACCATCTCCTAATCCTGATACAACATCTGCTGGAATAATATACTCACCGGGAGATACAGCTACAGGTTGTTGACTACCAATCATGCCTAATACTTGGTCGTCCATTCCACCACCCATACCTTCAATCATGCCTTGTGTTTGTCTATTTCCTTCTGGATTAAGTATTTGTTCTCTTATCATCATAAACATTTCATTACCATATTTATCTATAAACATAGAAATTACTACATCATTGTTAGGTATTTGTCCTAATACAGCCATTTGTAGTTGTTGTATTTCATCTGGGCTAGGTGTCATTCCACCCATTTGTAATTCAAATCCCATTTGTCTTACAGCTTCTTTACCCTTTTCTGTTTTAGCTAAAGCTTGTAATCCTTTTGCATCATCAGGTATTTGTTTACCTTCTTCCATCATAAATGGTGGATTGTTTCTTATAGGCAATCTTTCTATAGACATAAAATCATCACGCATTGGTGGTGTTGGTAATTGCATAAAAGGATTTTCTATTGCACTTAATGGTGGCATTGGTGTTGGTGGAACTGGCAGTGAAGCTACTGGTGGTACTACTGGTGGTGGTGTAAATGGTACAGATAATTCATTTGGCATTGGAGGAACTTTTGTATCCATTATCGGTGGTAGTGTTGGTGGTAGTGTTGGTGGTACCATTAAACTCTCTGGTTCAAAAAAATCTTCTGAACGCCTAATACCCGGACCAAAACCTCTATCTTCTAATGGTATTCTTGGCATAGGCTCTGGCATAGGCATAGGCTCTGGCATAGGCATAGGCTCTGGCATAGGCATAGGTTCTGGCATACGCATATCTCTCATGTCATTACCTATTCTATCTATGGACATAAAATCATCACGCATTGATGGGATAGGGTCTATCATAGGATTATTAACAGGAGTATAAGGTTGAGTATATAAATTACTTAAATCTATATTTATAGGAATATCAAACATATTATTTGCATAAGGTTTATTAATACCAAATGGTCCAAACATTTGTTGCATCATTGGATTACCATAATAATTTGCCATTTTTGCTTGGTCTGTACCTCCACCGCCTGTAGAACCACCGCCAACGCTACCTGCTCCTCCAGTATTTCCTTGATTTAGATAAGCACCTAAAGCTGAAAAAGGTTGATTACCACCGGGTAAATAATTAAATTCTGGGTCAATACCGGGTCTATAATTAGCAGATGGTTTAAACTGTCCTGATGGAATTATATTTCCTTCTGCATCTAACATAGGCATACCTGTCGTTGGGTCTATTACAGGCACAGCTTCTGCTGTTACTGGACCACTAAGTTGTTTAGGTGGTGTGTAATAAGCATCAAGACCACCAGACATAGCAGCTTCAAAACTACCTGTAGGTGGTAATGATGGTATATCTCTAGGAAGTCTGTCTCTAGGTGGTTGCATTGGTTTTCTTAATCTTCCTTTTCCGGGTAATAAACTTATACTTCTTTCTTCATCAGGTATTTTTTTACCTTCTTCCATATTAACAATTCCACCTTCTTTACCATAGTAATAAGGATTACTCATTGGTATTTGTTCTGGATACATAGCAAACATTTCTTCTTTTCTTTTTTGTTGTTCAAGCTCATATTCTCTCATAGCTCTTTCAAAATCTTCTTGTGCTTGTATAGTACCTCTAGAACCTTCTCCCATAACAACTGGTAAAAATGCACTAGGTTTAGATATTTCAGATACAAAAGCATCAACACCACCTTTAGCTATAGCATCAGCAGTACTACCTGCATCTGCTACAGTAGGTGTTACTGGTCCTGTAAGCACTCCAAATCCTCCTGTTGCTCCTGTATCAGCTAAAGCACCACCAACAGCTTCTGTTCCTGTAAGTGTTCCAAATCCTCCTGTTGCTCCTTGTCCAAATCCGTCAGCAGCAACTTCTGCAGCTACTTCTGCTCCTGTTGCTCCTGCTTCAGCAGCAGCTCTACCAGCTTCTCCAACACCTGCAGCACTAAATGCTTTACCTAAACCAAACCCTGTTAAACCTGCTAACATTCCTTGTCTTAAATCTCCTGATTGAATAGTAGTAGCTAAACCAGAACCTATTGCTCCTGCAACTGCTGGATTTAATCCTGTAAATAAAGCAGTACCTGCTGCAGAACCTAATAAGGGTGCTAAGAAAGGTAAGAAAGCTTCAGGCTGTCCTGTTTGTGGATTTTTTGTTAATGGCATTACAGATGCTAAACCTTGCACTTCTGCAGGATTAACATGAAGTAACATATTATCGCCATAACGACCTTGTGCTGCTACATTTTGGGTTTGTTGTTTTATATTCATCTATCTTTCCTCGGTTGTTTCACAACCAAATATATTAAAACTCATATCTACTGCACTGGTATAAACTTTTATTACATCAGTTTGGTCAAGTGTTATACCTATTACAATACTTAATGAATCATTTGCTGCTACAGATTTATCATAAAATAAAAATTGTTTATCATCTGCACCTGCTCCGCCAACATGAACACTTAATCTAAATGTTATTGCAGAGCCTGTTCTATTTGCAGCTACTATAGAACTTACTGTTGTTTGGGTTTTATCTGGTACTGTATAAAGAACTGTAGTAGTTGTAGCTGCTGGGTCAACTTGTCCTAATACTTTTAAACTATCAGCCACCTGTAACTCCCATTAATAAAAATTGATGTCTTCGCATAGCTTTACTGCTTACGCTATCTTGTTTTCTTTTGGCATTACCTATATCTGAATTTATATCTTGAAAAGTTTGTTCTATTGTTCTTCTAGTAATAGCTTCATTTGACTCTTCATATTCAGGAGTTGTTATAGGTAAAGGCACTGCACTTTTATCTGCCATTATCTTTTACCATCTTGTCTTAATTCTAATCTTATATCGCCTAATCGCCAACCAAAATTACCAGTAGAGTTACTAACTCTTATTGCACTTTGTCTGCTTCTACCTCTGATGTTTGCAAATGTAGAACTAGGTGTAACAGATGTTGTAGATAATGTAGATAAATCTTGTAAAGGATAATCTCTTCCTTTAATTATAAAATCAACTGTATTACCTGTATCAGATGATTTTCTAAATTCTAAATCTGGTATTAATTTAGACATAAACATAAACTTTTCTCCGGCTGGGTCTAAATCAAAATCAGATGACTCTATAAAAGCAGTAAATCCATTACCATCTGCTAAACAACCGAACTCTTGGTTATATAAATAATTTAATCCAGAGTCATCATTTTTACTAGCAGCTATAGGATAGTCTAAACTATAAGCTGGGTTCCAAGCTGTTCTAACAAAACCATCGCTTGTTGTTCCTATACTCCAACTATTTTCTAAATAATTATAGGTTACATATCTATCTATTTCTGTTGAACTAGCACTAGGATAAAACCAAATAATTTCATTGTATTTAGGATTAGGTGCTGCAAAAACTTTATAAGCTTGTCCTTTATTAAAATCACTAAATATATAATCTAATACTGTACATGGTAATTTTTGTACTGAACCTGCATATTGATAAAAAGCTCCATCGTCCATAAAGTAAACTACTCCACCTGCAGTAGCTGCACCATTTGGAGATATTAAAGACATACCTGTTGCTATTTCGTTAAAACTAAATATAAAAGGTTGCCCAACAAAACGCATTGAAACTACACCTACATCTGTCCATATAAGTATTTCTTGTCTTGTTTGTAAACCACCTACTATTAAACTTCCTGTAGATAACCTTACTCCACCAGCAGAGTTTGTTGCTGTTGGTGTCCAATCTACTGCATTTTCTGCATCTGAAAATCTAACCAATAAAGGGTCAATGGTAGATGAACCTATTGGATTACAACCTAAAGCTATAACATGGCGGTCCACATCTGACATTAATAATTGAGATACTGCTACTGGTGTATTACTTGCACCACTTCTGCTACTAGCTAATACTGCTCTTGTTCCTAAACCACTAGACTCGTCCCAGTAATATATAGGTCCACCTCTAGGTGCTGCTATAACATCATCTCCAAAATTATCTATTGTCCATAATCTTAATTGATTATTTAAAGATATAGCTGTTGCAGAACCAAATGTTCCTGCACCCCATGTATCTACACCCCAACCAGTTGATGATACATATACATCTAATCCTACATTAATTTGATAAGTACCTACTGTAGAACTACCACCATTACCACTATCACTACTGTTTGCAGTTACTTCAGTTCCACTTGTATCTTTAGCTACAAATGTAAATGTATTAGTAGTAGGTATAGAAACTATTTCATATTCTTGATTTAAAACTGCTGCTGTAATATTTCCACCTAAAGTAGCAGCATCACTAAATGTAACAAAATCTCCTGCTACTGCACCATGAGAAGTATCGGTTGCTGTAATTGTTGAACTTCCATTAGTTGCTGCAAAAGTTACATCTCCTGCAGATGTTGTGCTTCTAATAGGAGTTATGTCGTTATACACATCTCCTTGTAATGCATAAAGTTTTTTATGTGTACCTAATATTTTATATTGGTTTGTCTCTATATCTCTATATACATGAATTTTTCTACAAGTTCCTATAAAAGTATTAGAAGAATATTTTTCCCAACCACCTATTTTTTCTGGTCTGCCTTTTCTAAATCTAATTTTATCAGCATCAAACCAACCATTTTCATTAGAATAATTAGTTCCTTCTTTATTTATTCCGGGTTTAAATTTAAACTTTGCAAACGGCATAGTTATACCTCATGCCATTCTTTGCCTTCAAACAATAAGGCTTCTGCTTCTCTTCTTCTTATTAAACCTTGTAATACTTTACCACCTGCTTTATTCCATCTTTTTATTTGTGCAGGTACTCCATCATAATCTTTATTATTTAATACTTTTAACAAAGTAGAGTTTTTTAAATTAGTTGGTCCAAGATTAAATGTCCATGATATAAGAGCATCAAATTGATTTTGTTCTAAATCTACTTCAACTAAATTATTTACAGCTTCTTCAAATACTTCTACATCTTCAAGTAGTAACATATCTGCTCTTTCTTGTGATATTTCCATACCTTCTTTTACATCATTAGTACTTCCATATCCTATAGTCCATACATCTGCTGCACATTTATAGGCTTTAAGTTCACAACCTTCAAACTTTTTTATTAAAGATAAACCTTCTTGTGATATTTCCATACTACTCTCCCTTATCGTTGGTATGAGATGCTCCAAAATAGAACGAAATAATTGCACTTGCAAGTCCTCCTAAATAACCTAACACTAAATTTATTAATGCTTCTGAATTTTGTTCTGGTGGTTGTAATGTTACTAAAAATATATAACCAAGAAATCCACCTATAGTAAACAAACCTATAATACGAGCAGTCCAGTCTTTACTAAACATACCTCTAGCATGTTGTTTATCTTGTGTTTCAAGTTTAAATACATCTACATCAAGTTCTTTCATTTGTACTTCAAACTCTTTTTCTGCTTTTTTAAGCTCTAACATTTGCTCTGGAGTTGCATTTTGCATAGCCTGTTGTACAGATTTTTGGTCATTAGATACTCCCAAAACTTCTGCTATTTTACCCATAGCCATATTACCAAGAGGACCGCCCATAGCTGAACCTATTGTAGGTGCTACTGCACCAACTATATTTTTTAATAATCCTTTCATTTTTATACCATCATACTTGTTACTACTGCGATAGCTAGAGCACCAAGAAATCCAAATACTCCAAAAGTAGCCATACGCATTGTGTTATTAATACTACCTATTTCTTGTTTTATATCAGAAAATTCATTAAAGGCTGTTTTCCATCTCTCTTCATTTTCTTTTTTTGATATAGCTAAATCTTCAGCTACATCTCTTACAGTTAATAATCTATCCATATTCATTTCCTTGTATAGTATAAATTTCTATTGCCTTTTCTTTTCCTTTTACTTTTATTGGTTTTAATTTTTCTAATTTAATATCTGTTTCTTTTGCAGTATTTTTTGCTATTACTATATCTTTTCCTACTTCTTTACAACTGCTTTCCATTCTTGCTGCTAAATTTACTGCATCTCCTATAGCTGTATAATCAAATCTAGTTTTAGAACCCATGTTTCCAATAACAGCATCTCCGCTATTTATACCTATACCTATTTTAATATCAAGGTTAGCTTCTTGCATTTGTTTTTTAATTTCTATAGCTGTAAGTATAGCTCTATCTTCATGCATATCTATATTTATTGGAGCATTAAATATTGCCATCATGGCATCTCCAATGTACTTATCTACCATACCACCATACTTTTTAACTGCATCAGCTTGTATAGTTAAAGCTTTGTTCATAATTTCTGTAACTTTTTCTGGCTCTAACTTTTCTGATAAACTTGTAAAACCTCTTACATCTGTAAAAAGAAAAGTACAATACTTTCTTTCTCCACCTAGTTTTAATAATTCTGGATTATCTTGTAATTGTTTTACTTGTCTTGGGTCTAAGTAATGTTCAAATTGTTTTTTAATTTGTTGTCTTAATTTATATTGCTCTCTAAATCTTAAATAAAAAGCTATGCTACCTGTTATAAATTGAGATATTAAACTCCAAGTAACATCTATTAATAAACCTTTTTGTATAAAGTAATATCCAATACTACCTGTAATAAACATAGATAATAAACTTAATACTATTCCCCATGTTATTCCAAAATAAAAAAGTACAAACCAAACAATAAAAACGCTTACTATAAATATTAACAAGTTAATACTTATTGCCCAGTCAGGTATGTAAGGACTATTTTCTATTAATATGCTTTCTGCTAATGCTGTTTGTATTTTATGTGGTTCTAATAATCCAACTGGAGTAGCAATCTGTGGCATTACTCCGTTAGCAGTAACACCTATAAAAACAAACTTACCATTTACATTCATTTCTTGTAAATTTGTCTGTGGCGTATCAACCCAACTAATCCACTTACGACCAAGACTATCTGTTTTAACTGGTGGTATTCCTTTTATTGATATTTCTGATATACCATTATCATTAGTTTTTATAATATAAGTTTTTACATTAAATAAAGCTTTGTATATTTGTGTTCCAAAACTAGGAATCCATTCGTCATCAGGTGTTTTAACTAATAAAGGTATTCTTCTTACTAATTGGTCAACATCAACGGGAGCAACGGCTAAACCTTCTAGTGAATTGGAGGATAGTAACGGCAGGTTTTCCTTCACTCCCATAGAAATTATACCACCATTATTTTCTCCAAATATAACTGTTCCAGTTGGTTTAGGGTAATTACCTTTACCATCTTCAAACATAGCTATAACAGATGGTGCATAACCTAAAGACCTTGCAAAACTTTCATCACCTCCCATTCTATCTGCTTGTGGAAAAGATATAACCCAGCCTACACCTAAAGCACCTTTACCTATAATATCTAATTGTATTTCTGCTAATCTTTGTCTGGGTAATGGATAGCCACCTTCTCGTTCTACATCTTCTTCTGTAATATTAAGTATTACAAAATTACCTGATGGCTCTGGAGTTTTTATTAAAGCATCAAATGTTTTTAATTTAATTATTTCAGTAGGTGTGCTTTGAAATAATAAAGGTAAACTAAGCAATATAAGTATAGGTAATATTAGTTTCTTCATTTAATCACTCTGTCTTATAGTTATTACAGAATCTCCACCACCATTAATTTTTACAATATTAGATATACCATCTTGTATAAAAATAACTGTATATGAGCCACTTGTATTAATATTTAATTTTACACTTTCACTTACACTTCTTTGTAATGTAATTACATCTCCTTGTATTAAAGTTGTAATTTGTGTATCAGGGTCTTTACCTAACAAAGTTCCAACAATTTGTGTTGATGTTGCTTCGGCTAACTGGTCTTCTTCTTCTTGTATATCTAATTCATCAAGAACATTTAATAAATCTTCTAAAAAATTTACATCTAAATAATTAATATCTAATTCTGTAAACTCTAAACTATCTTCTTTAAGATAATCTTCTGCAAGATAATCTATATCTAAATCGTTAAAATCTAATACACTATCTGTTTGTGAAGTCGTGCTTTCTTCTTCTATTACATTTTCTTCTTTAGGGGGTGTAACAATTAACATATTGTCAATAATGTCTAAAGATAAATCTAATATAACAGGTTTAGTTGGAGCAGACTCAAATACACTAACTGTAGTTGCTTCATAGGGTTTATTTAATATTACTGTTCCCATAGCTGTAACTACTTCTATTTCGCCACTAGAAAGTCCTAAAGCATCAGGTAGCAAAATTATAAGGCTACGCCCTAGTTCATCAACTGTAGCCGTAAAATCAGTTCCTCGTATAGCTATATTTGCAGTTGGTGTTTTTAATTCTATGTTTTGTTTATCTATACGATTAAGATTACCCGTAATAAATCTAGCTGTACCAAGCCCAAAAGTAAGAGCCATTTTTGCTTTACTTGGGTCTGGGTCATAAATATATTCATCAATTACTAATTGTGAATGTTCTGTAAGTTTTACAGTAGAATCATCAAGAAATGTAATAGCCATTCTACCATTAGTAGTTATAGCTTCATCATTACTTTGTATTGCAAACTGTAAATTAGCTTCGTAAGGCTTGTCTCTTACTATTTGTGCTGAACCATTTAGTTCAGATATATCTCCAATATCAACAGCTTGTGCTTGTACCTTGGTCGTTTTGAACAACGCACACAGTACCACTATTGCCAATAGATGTAATTTTAAGCCAATCTGAAACCAATGTTGAACTTTGTGTAACATTAAATGTTCTGCTATTTCCTGTTTGGTCAAGATAGAAATATCCACCTGCATATCCACTTCCTGTAAAGTTTACTGTATTGCTATCTCCATCTACATCTACATAGTTAGTTGCACCATCATAATTAATATCAAAATCAAATGTGTTGCTATCGCCTTGTATAATCCAATCTAAATCTAATGTAGCTGCTAATGCAGATGTACCTGTATCTAAAGTAAAAGTATTAGAATTACCTGTTATATCTACATTGTAATTAGAACTATCAATGCCATAAGTATCTGTTGGGTCGCCTTGAATTGTAAATGTATTACTATCTCCATCAAATTCAAAAAATCCTGTAATACTATCTCCATAAATATCTCCAAGAAATTTATTACTATTACCTATTTGATTAATGTCTAATGTAAGATTTAAACCATCTAAGTCTAATGCTGTTAATGTTCCAGCTACAGAATTTAATCCGCCTATAATATTAGAATTTCCTAGTTGTTCTAAATCTATATTTGCTGTTGCACCTGATTGGTCAACATATATTTCATTATCAGCCCCGTATATTGTTAATGCACTCAGCATCACAATTAGGCTCATTAATTTTAATTTCATCATATTCCCAGTAACCTCTCTCAATTCCTGTATAAATTATATTTAAAATACCTGTTTCTACTGCTTTTTGCAAAGCTATAGAAACGCTTTCATTTTCTGCAATACCGCCTTCAACTTCTACTAATTCTGTTCCAGCTTCAATAAAACGAAAAATATCTTGCGATATGTTTGTAGAGACAATACTTTTAGATACTAAAGTTTCTATTAATACTTCTCCAGTAGATACTGAAACTAATCTTAATGATATAGTTACTGTATCTTCTCTATATTGTTTGCTAGTACCTATTCCTAAATATCTAGCACCTAATCCTCCAGATTTAAGATTAGCTTCATAGCTAATCACTCCACCTTCTATGATTAGTCCAGCAAATAATAAGGGTTGCATCTTATTATCTTCTTTAAACTCTTGTCTTGTGCTTCTTATTAACTGTCTTTCTTTAGTTAAGTTGTCTAAACCAACTCTTTCAACTACTGTAAAAAATTTTCCATCTGCTGCGTGTTTTAATGCTCTAATTAAAAAAGCTTCTGGAGCTTGTGTTATAGCAGTACTAAATAAAGCAAAAGAACTATTACTTTTTCTTTGTCCTGTTAAGTCTCTAAAACTATTTGGATATACAGCTACAGAGGGTTTTATTTTTGCAGGAGATAAATTTTTAAGTTCTTCTGATTGTAAATTTAATATTGCACTAGATTCAATATGTTGTGTTAATGCTAAATCTCTATTTTCATTTAATACAGCACAGCTAGAAAGTAAAATTACCGACAGGCAAAGAAATCGTTGTAATATTTCCATCTTGGTCCGTTATAGTTAGTGTTATTATCCCATCAACAACTTTGTATGTAATTGTATTTCCCTCTAATGTTAGAGTACCTTCTGTGCTTGGTGTTTCACCAAATAAATTTTCTACAAGTTGTCTTGATAGTTGTGCATAAATTCTTGATTCTAAATTTCTTATAAATCTAGCTAATGTTGTATTTTCTTTATCTCTTTCTATTTGTTCCTGTAAAGCTTTTATTTCAGCTCTAAGTGCTTCTTTACGATTAAACTCTTGATTTTCTATTGTAAGATAATGTGCTGATGTTCCTACTCCACTAAAACTAGGATTTTTAAATTTAAAAACCATTTCATCAGCTTTTATATTTATAGCTAATATACCAAAAAATAAAATTAATCCTATGAATAAAACACTTATAATAATTCTATATTTTTCTACTTCGTGTGTATCAATCTTTTCTTTGGTCATCTCTATTTGCCTTTGCTATTTTATTGCTATCTATAAGTTGTGGTATTCCTAAAATAGTTTTAATTAAAGTGTCTTGTCTTATTATTTCATTATCAAGACTTCTTATTCTATCTATTAATGCTACCAAAATACCATGTTGAGAATCAAGTTTTGTGCCAAGTCTTTCTTCTAATGCTGCTATTTGTCCTTCTACTTTTTCATCAACAGTATCTAATTTAGTTTCCATACCATCAACAATACGCATAATAAGTTTGTAAATAAACCAACCAAGTCCTAATGCAGCAGCAATAGGAAACCCAACCTCTTGAATTAAAGTAACAGCTGATTCCATTAGTAATCACCCCAAACTTTAGTCTTAGTTCCCCCATGATACTCTACAGCATGACCTTCTTTGATTAATACTTGGCATATATCTCTGCCATCTTCTGTATAAGGTATGCCTAATATACGACCATACTTGCCTTTACCTAAAGATTTAACTTTAATACTTCCAATACAAAGCTCTTTTAATCTTTCTTTAGCAGCAAGACCTAATTTTTTTTCTGCTAAATCTCTAGTTCTACTTTCAGGTGTATCTATACCTGCAAGTCTGATACGCTGTTTATGTAGCTTTACATCAAAACCCAAATCAAGACAACAATCAAATGTATCTCCATCTACAATTCGTTCTAATGTGGCGTTATAAACAAACGCATCAGGTGATTTAGCCATTATGACTCTTTAGATTTTTTTACTCTTTTTGTGGTCCAAGCTTCATTTACATCTGGTGTAGATTTATCGTCAGCTACATAATGTCCTTTTTTGTTTCTAGTTCTTACTTTTACTTTTTCAGTACCAGTAACTTTGCTCCACATTTTTTCTAACCAACTCATTATTTACTTTCCTCTTCATCAGAGTCTTGAATAGCATCTGTTTGTTCATCTACATTTTCTACTACAGTATCAACTACATTAGAAACTGAATCACCTACTGTATCAATGACAGCACCAGCATCATCTAATGCAGATGTTGTTATTGCACCTGCTGTTTTAACTGTAGAATCTATAACACTGGTTGTTAAATCTTTACCGCCATCTATAACTGCACCTACAGTTGCACATGATGTTATAAATACAGTGCTTATTATTATTATTAAATTTTTCATTTATTTATCCTTGGCTTTTAAAACATTTAATGCACACCAATCAATTACACGATAAATGTAACTAAACCAATGGTCATCTTTTGGAGTAGGTGTAATTGCTGCTATAACTGAAGCTATAGATATAATTGCAGTTACCCACATTAATATATTAAGTATCGTCATTTTTATCCTCCTCTGGATTATTTAAGACTTCATCTGCTTTTTCTTTAGCAGACTCTATAAATGCGTTTTTAAACACACTTAAACTGGCATTAACTTGGTCTCTTTGAAAATTTAAAGTAGCTAATTTTTTATTTAAATCGTCAATTTGAGCTTGACAATATTTCTGTTTATTTGTTAATTCTATTTCTTTTTTTGACATAATTAATCCTATAAATAAATATTAATTATAATGCAATTTGCTATCAAAATTAAATCTATTAATTTTTACTTGCAACTCCACTTGAATTTACAGTCATCATAGAATTATTTATTGTTACACCATCATCAAAAGATAAAACTTCAGGTGCAACTTTAAACCCATCTGCTTCAAGTACTGGTTTTATTTCATTTTCATAAGTTATAGCAGCATCTATAAAATCAACTACTGTTTTATCACTATCTTTATATACTACTCTAATTTCTTGTGCCATTTTATTCTCCTATTAATCTAATGTTGCTGCCCAGCCTTGAAAATATTCTGGTGTAATTCCTATAACTTTATAATGCATAACACAGCCTTCATAGTCATTTAAACCACTTGTAAAAGCAGAACTAAATTCTACTAAAACATTCATACTACTACTATCTACAGTAACTCCACTTATATTACCAGTAACTACAACATTACCAATATTAAGTGAAGTTAAAGATGTAAGACCAAAAGTAGCTGTACCACCTTTACCTTGTGCTGCACTTCCATTATATTCTGCACTACAAACCATAAGTTCTACTTGATACTGTCGCCATAAGTTTGCTTGTGAGGTTATAGGTATTGATAAAGTATTTCCATCACTTGTAGTATTACAAGCTACAACACCTTCTCCAAATCTAGCTGATTGTCCCGAACCAGCAATTGCACTATCTCCACCAGAACTCAAACCAATAAGATGTTTTTCTGTTCCATTGTTTTGTGTAACTTGTAAATTTGCAGATACATAACTTGTAGCATCTCCTATTCTAATATCATTACTACCAGCATCAACAACAAACATACTTGCGTTATCATCAGTTTCAATTCTAAAATCAAAATTACCACTATCTTCATTAAATACAGTTTCAGTTGTATTAATTATCATTCTTGTACTATCTCCAATAACAGCTCTAAGAGTATCTGCTTGGTTAAATTGAAGATAACTGTCTGTGTCTCCTGAAGAATAAATTTTTCCAGTAGAACCTACTATTAGATTATTATTAAAATATGCATCACCTGCATCTGCTGCATCAATTCGTAAAGCAGTAACTTCAGAACTTCCATCAATTACTGTAAACAGCATATCTTTGTCTGCTATTTTGCCTTGTATTGATAATCTGTCATCATCATCTTTAAATTGTGCATATAGAGAACTACCATCATAAAGTCTTACTTCACCATTATCATCTGCACTTAAATCAATTCTGCCACCAACATCTATAGTTAAATCAGCACTACCACTTAATGAAGCAGTTGTGCCATCAATAGTAATGTTATCTACTTTTATACCTGCATCTGCTGTAACTACTCCATTAAAAGTAGCTGCACCTGCTTCTGACATATCAAGGGTAAGGGCTGTTACTTCAGAACCACCATCATCTCCAATAATTTTAAAATCTGCATCTGATGTATTTACTTTTACCTGATAAGTTCCAGAAACATTAGACCATGTAGCAATAGTTGTTCCATCATCTTTATATCTCCAATCTCCACCACCTGCGTCTAATGTAATATCAGCAGCAGAATCTATAGTAAAGTCTGAACCACTTGTAATATCTAACGCACCACTGTCTGAAATAGTAGAGCTATCGATAGTAATATCATCTACTGTAAGTGTTGTTAATGTGCCTAAACTTGTAATATTAGTTTGTGCTGCATCTGATACTTTTAAATTAGCAAAAGCATCTACCATAGCTGCACCAGAACCAGCTCCATCAGAATAAATAGCTTTCACTTCTCCTGCTGGTACAGTTACATTAGCACCACTACCTTGCGATATAATTATGTTTTGTGAACCTGATGTTCCGTTTTCTATAAACCAAAGTTTTGATACTGTGTTTGGTCCAATAGTAATAGTACAAGCTGAATCTAAAGTACCTGTGTATTTTAAATAAATACTTCTTCCGGGGTCTGTTGAACCATCAGCTATTGTAGTTGTATGTGTGTCTGCATTAGTAGTAATAGCTTCAGTGCCAAAGCTAAATGCTTCAGCTATTAATTCTAAATTAGTATTAGTACTTGTTCCCCAAGTTCCTGATTCATCACCAGTTGCTATTTCTTTTAGTCTTAAATCATTTACATATGTTGCCATATTTTATTCCTATATTAAGCTACCTCTTCCCATTCTGGGTCTTGGGTAGTATTTATATTACTATAATTTGGTGTTTGTGTCGTAGATATACTACTGTAATTTGGAGTTTGGCTATCGTCTATTAAACTCCAAACATTTACTGTTTGTGTTTCTCCTGTAGCACTTACACCTGTTGGTAATGCAATAGCTTTTGCTATTGTAGTTACAGAACCTAAACTTGTTGTTCCTTCTAGTCCTGTTATTGAAAGTGTATTATTAGTAACTAAACTTACGCTTCCTAATCCGCTAGTTGCAGATAAACCTGTTGGAGATACTGTAGCTCCTGCAGAAACGGATTCATCACCAAGCGTTCCTACTGAAGCAGAACCAGATACACCTGTTACTGCAGCACCTGCTGTTATAGCATTACCTAGTGCTGATGTACCTGCTAGTCCAGTTACGGAAACATTTGCACTTGCTGCAACTGTTTCACTACCTAAAGCTGATGTACCTACATTTCCTGTAACAGAAACATTAGCTGCACCAATAATAGTTTCGCTACCAAGTGCTGATGTAGCACTAACTCCAGTTACACTAACTAAAGCTTTTGCTATTACTGTTTCACTGCCCAGAGCAGTAGTTCCTGCAACTCCTGTAACAGATACTAAAGCTTTAGCTACTACACTTTCATCACCAAGAGCTGATGTTGCACTAAGTCCTGTTACTGATACGGATACAGAGATTCCTCCCCATACATCAGAGCCCCATGTACCACGCCCCCAACCTACGGACATTTATTTAAGCTATTCTTATAATAGCGTTTGATGCATCTGCTGTTGGAAATTGAATTGTAAAATCACCTGCTGTTGAGGTTTTATCTCCACCAAAAGCTAAAACAGCAACTGCTGGGTCGCCTGAAGCACTATCATTAAATATTAAAGCTCCATTAGCAGTTATGGTTGCAGTACTAAATGTTAAATCTGCAAAGTCAGTTAATGCAGTAGTGCCTGAAGTTGATGGGTCAACTCTTGTTAGTTCCCCACCTTTAGCTGTATAACCTGTTCCGCTAACTTCATTAGAAGTTGTATATGCAGTTGTACTTGCACCTAAAGATGCAGAACTTGTGTATAGTGCTAGTTGAAAAGTACTACCACCACTATTTTTAAAATTGTGTACACCCTCTAATAATTCTTTTTTAAATGAGGTACACATAGCTTGTGAAATTGCCATTAAAGTCTCCTTATAATATCAGCCATATCTTTATGACCTTGTTTTTGTAATAACCCTGCTACAGTAGCTCTATCACTAGCTATAGCTTGTTTCATATATAATAAAACAACTTGTGTCATATTATCTTTAAATGCTTCTGCCTGTGCTTTAACCATAGGGTCTGCATTATCACTAATACTAATAAGTCTATCTATTATTCTTTCAGTCCAATATTCAGGACTTAAACCTTTATTGTTAGTAGTTTTTACTGCTATATCACCTATAGTTGTTTTTACATCTACACTAAACATTATGTTCTTTGTACCCTTACAACATCATCTCTATAAGTATCCACAGTATTATCTCCTTCACCTAAAGTTTTTAATCTTGATATAGATTCCATGTATCTTTTTTCATATTGATTCATTAAATCCATATCTCCTTTCATATACATATATCCCTCTATTAAAGAAGCATATAGTAAAGCATTTCTAGCATTTGTAGATAACCATGTCGTACCGCTATCTGCACCTGCTGTTATAGATGCTGGTCTATAAAAGTAATGTAACTCTACTGTAAAAGCTGCATTAGGTGTTGGTCCAACTATAAAAGTTGAATCATCAAACAAAGCATAGTGTTTTGGAATACCTGTTGTTGATGCATTAGGATAAGCTTCTCTAATAAAGTTTACATCTTTAAACAATAAAAAAGATTGTTCGCTAGAATTTGTAATAGATAAAGAAAAATTATCTAAAAAATCTGTTGGGGTAGCTAAGTATTCACTACCAGAACTTAAATTACCAGAAACATTTTTTCTAAATACAGGAAGCTTTACTGTTTTTAATATTCTTTCTTCTGCTTGTTTAATTACATTATTAATATTAGAAACAAAACTTGTTTCTGTATTTTGCAAATAATCTTGTATTAAACTTTTTAATTCTGAATATGTCATATTATCCTGTTGTTATTGTTACTTTACCTATTGCACCACGCATTATTAATCCAGTTCCAGTTACAGGGTCAAAACCAAATAACTCTCTTGAATCTGCTTCACCAGTATCAACTCTTGCATCATATAAAGTTTGTGGGTCTATAGTTGATATAAGGTTTACATCTAGTTGTGGTTGGTCTGGGTCATAACAAGTATGACAAACTCTTAAACCATTTCTAACTTTGTTTTCTGTTTCATACCTAAGTTCATTTAACTTATAAGTAAATCCACATCTATCACAAATACCTAAAGCTTTTTTTCCTGCTGCGTATGCCATAACTAAATGTGATTGTTAAAAGGAACAAATCTTACTGATGCTCTTTCTCTATCTGCATCACTAACATCATTCCATAATTCTTCATACTTTTGTTTTATCATTGGTACTTTTTGTAAAGCATCATTATTTTTACAAGCAATATTATATGCCAAACCATAAGTCATACATGGTAAATATCTTGTAGGCACAGCAGTATTATTAGTTGCAACATTACCTGTGTCTTCTATTTTTTTTACATAAAAATATACTAATGTATATGTTTCATTACCATCTGGAGATGACCACAATTTAATTGCTGGTGTGCTTATGTTTCTATCAAAATAAAATAAACTTGGTTTACCTTTGTTTAATTTATTAGCTATATGTGCATACTCACTTACAGATATTCTTCTAAGTGTTTGGTCAACTTGTTTGTTTACATCACTAGCATCTGTTCTTATAAAAGCTTCTATTATATCTAGCACATTACTATCTAATGTATATTCTGATGTACCTTCTGTTAATGTTTGTGTGCCTTCCTCTACACTAAATAAATTTAAACCTCTATTCTGCCATTCAAGAAATAATAAATCTAAAGCTCTTCTAGCTGTTTTATACTCATAGCCTGAACGCAATTCAAGTCCACATAACTCATATGCTTCTTCAATAATATCACTTAAATCTAAGTTAAATGTAGTTGTTCCACTTGTTGCCATTATCTATACCTTGCTGTTTTCTTTGCTATCTTTTTAGGTTGTTTTACAAACTGTTTACCTTTTCTATTTCCTTTTGCTTTAGCTCTATTAGTAGCTGCTTTTTCAGATTTACTTAAAGCTTTCCATGCTTTATCAGGTAAGTATCTTTTTTTTCCTTTACTTGGTTTTCCATCTGAAGTACGCCATTTTTGTTTGCCCCAATCTTTTAAAGACCTTTGTGATTTTTTTAATGGCATTAGTCTTCCTCGTTAAATCCTTCGCTATATAAATTATTAAATGTTATTTCAGGACTTAAATAACTTTCATGTCCTTCTGCAGAATGTAAATATTGTGATGGTGAAAAATCTGGTGGTCCTTCACCTGTAACCCACAATGCAGGACTTGTAGCTCTTACTCTGTTATTAGGAAGTGCAACAAAATTACCTTTCCATTTACAATCTTCTGTAATGTATAACACATGAGATTGTTTATGTTGTGCAGGACAATCAGCTATTGAATTACCTGTGTAATCCACAGTAAACATATATTTAGCACGATAAAAATTATTATCAATTTTTGCTATCCAAGGACTAGAACTTACTCTATCTATCACTACGACAGAATGATTTCTTGCTTCACAATCCCAAGGCTGTGCTAAATGGTCTTCCATTGGTTCGCCCCAAGTATCACAAGGTATGTCTGCTATTAAAGCTTGTATAGGCATACGAGCCCACATAGCTCCACCATGAACATTATCTTCTTCATCAATGCCTGTAAATACAACTTGAAAAGATAAAGACCTATCAGGAATAGTATTAACTGCTATTGCTATAGCGTGTAAATATTCTCCATGATATTGTTCGTGATTAGCAGTAAACTCTTTTCTTACCCAACATTTAAAATGCGGTATATTACTAATTAAGTAAGACATTACTTATATCCGCCACCAGCTTTTTTATAAGCTTTAGCTAACATTTGTGCTTTACGAGCTGACCATTGACCAGCTTTACCACCTTT